GATTTCGGCAAACTTCTTTGACGGCGAGTGGATTCCAAAGAAATCCTTGATGCCGTTCCAAAGGTTACTCGCCCAGCTGGACACTTTATCCCAAATCCACGAGGCAAGTGACTGGATGCCGTTCCACAACCCTTTGACGAGGTTCTTGCCAACTTCCGCGACTTGTCCCACACCCTGACCGAGCGAAGAAACGATGCCGGAGATGATCTGGGGCATCGCCTTGCAAATCTCGACTATGATGGTCGGGAGATTAGTTATTAAAGAAGTCAGAAGTTGGATTCCCGCCTGGACGATCAAAGGGATATTGCCTATAATCGCATCCAAAACGCTCGATATGATCTGAGGAATTGCGGTCAAAATCGTAGTGATGATGACCGGCAAATTCTGTATCAATGAGGTCAGGAGCTGAATTCCCGCATCTATCAATAGAGGAATAGCCCCCAAAATCCCGGATATGATATTATCGATTATCTGGGGTAAAGCGCTCACAATTGATGAGATGATGACCGGGAGTGCGCTGACCAATGAAGTCAAGAGCTGGATTCCCGTATCGATGATCATAGGGATAGCATCGAGAATAAAGTCTATGATGCTCTTTATTAGGCTCGGCAAAGCTGAAATCAATACCGGGATGGCATCGAGAATGCCCTGGGCGAGTCCCTTGACAAGCTCCAATGCCGCCTTTAGAATCTTCGGGAGATTATCGATGATGACCTTGCAGACCTGGACCACCACCGATACAATAGCAGGGATCAATTTCGGGAGTGCCTTGCTGATGCCCTCTGCCAGAGTGACCACAACCTGAATCGCCGTATCGACCAGCATCGAGAGGTTATCCAGAATCACATTCACCAGTTCCATGACCAGTAATAAAGCGCCATCTGCTATCTGGGGCAAAGCCGAAATGAGACCTTCCAGGATAGCCTTAACTATCTCCACTGCTGAAGAAACTATCATCGGGAGATTATCGACTATCGCTTTTCCAACCGACATCAAAAGGGTCTTAATTAAGTCCAGGATGACCGGGACGTACTGCATAATACTGTCGAGCGCCTTCGGAAGTATGCCGGAGATGACCTCTCCCATCTTTGAAAGATCTCCATTCGCACCGAGGATGCCGTTGGTAAACTCACCGAGAAGATCAACACCTTCTCCAGCCAATTGCGTGAGAACCGGAAGAAGAATCGTGCCAAGTGCATTTTTCGCGGCTTTCGTACCAAGCGTCAACTTCTGCACTTGGTCATCAAGTTGGCCGTAAGCGGAAAGCATCTCGTCCGAAACGACATACCCGGCTTTTCTCGCCTCTTCGCCGAGTTCGTTCATTCGCTCTGCCCCGGCGGTTATAAGCGGATTTAACTCTTGAGCCGACTTTCCAAGGATCGTCATTGCCAAGGCATCACGCTCGGTTTCGTTCTCCACCTTGCCAAGGGCATCGATAAGTTCCCAATAGACATCATCGCTGTTACGAAGATCGCCGTTGGCATCGGTTACCGATACACCTAACTTCTCATAGGCCTCCACCATCGATTTCGAGCCGTCTTTCGCCGACTTCATCGATTTGATTTGTTTTGCCATCGACTTTGTCAGCGTTTCGGTAGAGACGTCAACCAGTTCGGCGGCATACATATATTCCTGTAGTTTATCTGTTGCAATGCCGGTCACGATGCTCTCGGTCAAAACGGTATCGGCATACTGTGCGCCTTCCCGTGACATATCGATGAGTGCCTTGCCCGCGCTGATGGCGGCTGCGGAAACGGCGGCAAATGCCACGGCGATGGTCGCGGCGGCTGCTTTGCACACACCGCCCAAAGCCTCGAAATGCCCAGACGCTTTGTCTGCATCCTTCCCGGCATCTTTGACTTCCTCCCCCATATCATCTGCGGCTTTCCCGGCATTGTTGAATTCTTTTTTACTGTCTTCGAGAGCCTGATTGTTTTCGTGCAGCTCTCGTTCCATCTTGTTGAGTTCCGCTTGGGCATTGTTCAGTTGCGTAGCCCACGCTTGCGTTCTCCTATCGTTTTCACCGAAGGAGGACGAGGCATTTTGCAAAGCGGAGCGGAGGGTTTCGATCTTTGATTTTTGGGCATCGATGTTCTTGTTCAGCACGTTATTCCGCGCTGTCAAAGCCTCGACCGACTTGTCTTGCGAATCGAAAGATGACTCTACGAGTTTCATCTCCGAACCCAGGACTTTCATTTGGGAGTTGATATCGGAAAGGGCTTTTTTGAACTCTTTTTCGCCTTCGACCCCGATCCTTACACCAAAGTTATCTGCCAAGTTGTCTCACCTCCTTATAGCGTTAAAAAAGGACACCTCTCGGCAAGATGTCCTTTGCCAAATCAAATGCCAAACGGGATCGCTTCGTCAATGAAATGCTCCCTTCTCGGCTTGCTGATTCCGTTGAATTGTTTATAAACCTCCCACTGGTCCAGCAAGTGTCCGAGAGGCATCAGCCACACTTCTCTTTCGGTTCTGCCGAGCAATGTGACTCCGTAGAAAATCAGTCGGGCGAAGAGTTCCTCATCGGATACACCCTCCGTCCGATCTATGCGTTTTTTGACTCTTCACTCTTGACCTCTCTCTTCGTACCTTTCAGCAAGGCATCCATAATCGCCTCCTTAAAGGCAGCGATCTCAAAAGGAGTTGTCAAAAGTTCCACAGCCTCCTGGTCGAGCAGTTCCCATTTGTCGTTCGGGTTCTGCAAATTATGAATGAGAATAGGCTGATTGGCAAGTAGCACGATGAGCCACATCAGTTCATCAAGGGCGAGTTCAAAGTTCTCCGCTTTGGAAAGTTTCTCCCCCAGGTTGCCCAGCCCGCCATATTTCTTTGCGATTTCCTTTGTTGCCTTGGTCGTGAGCAAGAGTTCATACTCCTTCCCGCCAAGGACGATCTTTGCCGTTCTCTCTTCGTTCATTATTCGTTACCTCCGCCGTTGGTCGCATAGCTCGGTTCGTATACCGACTCGAACCAGTCCTCGGTGGTCTCTGCCGACACACCGGTCGCACCTTCGGTGACTTCTGCTTTCCACGGGTGCTTGTTTTGAGCATCCAGTTTATTTCTTCGACTGATCACCCCTTCAATGGTGGGAGTCGAAAATTCGATGCTGTCTCCCTTGGTCTTGAGAGAAGTCGAAGGGATGCCGAACAGAACACGATACAGCCAGAAATAGCGATATCTTCCCGATGCCGACTTCGCTCTGAACCCGATTGCCACGGGTTTAGGCGCATCTTCCCCTGCGGAAATCAAGACGCCATTCGCATCGAGTCGCGCCCCGGTCAGATCCTGTGCGGTTTGAATACCGATATCGTTGATGCCGAGCGACAAAGTGCCGGACTTAAATTCTTTGATAACCGTATCCGCGCCATCATCCGCATAAAGCGTCGCCTCCAAAAGCTCAACGTTAATATCCGCATTGATGGCTTTTGCAAGCTGAATGGGAGTGGTATAGGTTTCGTTTCCGTTAGCATCTTCCGTGATTTTGGAATAAAAAAGTTTATCCAACCCGATAGTTGCCATGTTAATTTACCTCCTGAAATTGATAATTCTTCGCCACATCAATGGCATAATGGTGATAACCGGTATTGTCTTCACGAGATACATATCTGCGGTCGGTTATCGTGATATCCGCAGACAGTAGCGCCGCCTCTATTTGCCTTTTTGCGGATTGATAATTCCCCTTGTCATATAGGGAAATCCGCACCTCTTCCACATCCTGCTCCGGCTTATTATCCGCAAACAACTCGAAAGAGTCCAGGATAGGAGTGAGAACCGCATATCGATTGGGCGGTTGCTTTGAAAACACCCCAGTTTCCACCGGGATCGAAAGCCCATCCAAGATGGTCACCAGTTCCGACAACAGACTCATATCTTATCCACCTCGCTGTTTAGCGTATCGATCATCGCCTTAACGCAAGCATTCTTGCTCTTCGATTTTGCTTTCTTCAAGAAAGGTTTCGGCGGTTGTCCGTGCTTTCCGTATTCGATGATATTAGCAAGCATCGCATTGCTCTTTCCATCGGGACGATTCTCGTCAAAGCCGACCTTGACGTTGAAATCGCCGTTGTAGTCCTGG